GAAACGTGTCTGAGTCTTCCTCATAATCCAGATCAATCACAATATGAATACGGTAATCATCATCAAAGTTTTCAAGTGATAAAAATATGTCCTTAAATGAAGTTGTCCGTTTAAACGACATTAAAACTTGATGAGCTTCCCATGTTTGTTTTGCATAAGGGCAAACAGACATTCCCCCTAGCTCTTCACTAGGGGTCTCAAGAAACTCACGAGACCATTCCCTTACCTCTTGGCGAATAGAATCTTCAATTTTACATTTATGATGGCTTTCTCGCAGCGCCATAACCACGCTTCCCTGTCGCGTCCATAAGATCGCCGCCAGATTTCATCTTGCCAATACCGTCAGCAGCGTAAAAAGGGACCATCTCTCCCGCTTTTTCTACCATTCTTAATGAACCGCCATCTCTCATGGTAGTTACTTCGTCACGCATAACCATCCGACGAGATGACGCTTGCCTTCCCATATTGACTGGTATCTGAGGTTTTCCATCCATACCAATAGGTATCTGCGCTTTATTGATCTGCTTCATGCTATGACGACCAGCATTCTTACCACTACGCATCATCCAACTACCCTCATTTCCTTTCCAAGACCTTTTGCGATTGCTCTCAATGTATCAATAGGCGTGTTCAAAAACTGCTCTACGGACATTGTATGGGCTATAGGTATTTGCCTAGTGGCTAACGGACCAAGATGGTTAGCCTCAAAAACAACCTCATCTTCCAATTCATTCAGCCTAATAGATACCCTTACAGGGTCAAGCGGATCTGTAAAAAAATGAAAGCAATCAATTATCTTGTCTTCAAATTGAAGTCGAGTGTTTCTATCCATAATGTTTAATTACACTTATGCAAATATTATAAACATCACCGCTAGAATGACCGACAGTGGTAAACATGATGTCTCCGGTAACGCCAGAGCCAGCATTATTTGGTATGCCATTAAACTCACCAAAATCTAACGTATCAGCGTAGTCAGCATTAAGCTGCCACGCCAAAACGTCTGTGCTTGCATCAAAGAATATCTTCACACCCATACCAATCGTGGTGTACCAGATTTTCTCTATTGTTACCTTAGAACAAGAAGCGCCAGATACTGGGTCAGTTGTAAGAGCAGACACATCTATCTTTTTTACCGCTGCCTCTCCAGAACCATCACTAACGTTAGTAAAACGAAATATCGCTTTTCTAGCGCCATCTTGGATGGTTTGTGTAGCTACTGCGTCAGCCATGACTGTCCCCTGTTACGCTATCTGAACGTACTCAATAATAAACGTAAACGAACCAGCAGTGGTTGCATCAACGGTATTAGTGATGTTGCAATAAATTGTTCTTTCAGCAGAAGTGTATTGAACAGAGGCAGGGGCTGTAGTACCGCTTTGTGTCTGAGTGACAAGCGTTGTAAGGGTCACGTTGTGTTCAACAACAGTGGTGCCGCCATCCAAAATCTCATCAGTCACTGCCGCAACAATCTCTGCGCCAGAGCTAGACGTACCTACTTCATAACCAATATCACCCGTGCCAATAACTGGTGAGGTATCACAGAAGATTTTGATATCGGTAATGATTGTGTTTGCAGGTTGAGTAAACTCGCCTATAGATGGGCTGTCACCTGCCGTAGTGTTGACTGTAACGCCTGTGGCAAAACCAACATGCTTTACATATTTATTGGTAACGATGCCAGTAGAAGCAATATCTACTACATCAGTAAATGCACCGGTACTGCTATTTTTTGAAACGACCTTAAAGCCATTCTCTGAACGGACGGGACCGTTAAAGGTAGTATTTGCCATGAGTATCTCCTGTCTTGGCAAGTGTCAAAATGTTCCACGTGAAACATCTTGTCAGGGATAGTAAACAAAGAAAAGGGGCGCTATGCGCCCCAATATCTTTAGCTTGAGCCGGGTGATCCAAAAATTCCGAGTGGGTCACTTACGCCGAAACTATAACGCTCACGCGCCTTATAGCGCACGTTACCAGTATCGAAGTCACCATCCATAGAATTTTCTAATGCACTTCGCTCAAAGTGCTTCATGCCGTTAGGCACATCTGTAATCAAGAACCACGCATTAGTATCTGTGAGGTAATGATTCACTGAGTAGCCTTCAGGAATGCTGCCATTCGTGTAAATGGCATTGATGTCGTTATCTGCCGTACCGACACGACCTTCTGTTTGCAGAACTCGCGTTGCCACAAACATCAAGGCAGGGGGTACAACCAGCTTACGAGGTCGAGCAGCAATCAACAGTCCACGCTCATCAGTCCAGCCAGCGATCTGAATAATCGCAGCTTCTAATGAGGTTTCGTTGAGGTCAGCACCAGTAGTAGGACGATTGCCATTTTTGCCGCCGCCAACTGTGGGGTGTCCGTCACCGCCCGTTACTCCGTCTCCAGAGGTTGTAAATAGGTTTACACCGTCTCCACTTTGGAAGGCGTTCGTAAACCCATTATTCAAAGGAGAAGCAGCTTTAACCTGCTTGGTGTACGCCATAGCGCGAGCAAGTGCCTTGGTATAGCGAGCAGAAAGAGAATCATAAAGATTGTCTTCCATCGCTTCCTCGGTAATTGCAAAGCCCATAGCCACCGTCTCGTGGTTATAGCGAGCAGTAAATGACTCTTGTGCAGAATCAAAAATAACAGACTCACCTTCACCTTTCGTCGGTGCAGCACCAAAGCCGCTAAGTTTTACCTCTTCCTCAAAAGAACGATCACTCGCTTCTGTGTCATAGATTTGAGTGTGTTCATCTTCATACTTTGAATACTCCAAGCCAAAAAGAGCGTTAAGCCCCGGCAGGAGTTCTTTGAGCATTTGCGCTCTTGAAATTGCCATTGCTTATTCTCCTTAAACGCCAGTCGTATTGCGGTACGCATGACCAACATTAAACTTAAATAACGCATCGGTGAAAGCATCACCAATTGTGCTACTTGGCCCATCATAAAAATCATAGATTCTTAACGGAAGGGTGTTAGTCGTTGCGGTTGAATCGGCATCAACAGCATTCTTGCTATTGCCGATACTTGTTGTACCTGCAGTTTGGATAACATCAAAGTTAGATCCAAGAGCAGTCTGAGCAATAGCTCCGTCAGCTTGCATCAAGAAAACAACATCTGGGTCCGTAATTACATAGGCCATGATGTCGTCTGCCGCAGTCGAAGCTGGGAAGTATTGGTTAAATGTCAACTGACCAGTCGTCGGGTCTGTATATTTACAGCCCATAAAAATACCGATAGTCGTGAGTGTTGCCGTTCCTGTGTCCTTTTCAATGACACCAGCAGCAACCATCTTCACAAAATCACCATTGAATATAGCTGTCGCATATCCACTAGCAATCTTTAGATGTTGCACTTTGCCATTAAAAGATCCACTAGCACTTGTCGTGCTTACGGGTCTTGCCCCAAAGGGGGCGGCTGTAGTAGCCATAAGTTTTTCCTTAACAAATCAAAAGTAAATTTTACCAACCACTTTTGCTAACTCTAGTCTGCCGATCAGGCCGAAGCATAGGCATTCTAGGATCATTCTCTCGCATATATGATTGATCTACACTTTCCATTTGTTGCGCTGCAATTCCTTCGTAATGACGCTGGCGAGCATTCGCAACTTCTTGAGGAGCTTTACACAAAAGTTGACCACCAATTTCTACGCAACCGGGAAACTTACTATTGTGATCAGGCATCACTTCTAGCTCTGGATGGTCTTCCAGTCGTACTGGCTCCCATCCTTCCCGAAAACGCATGGAGACATTAGTAGCATCAGCTTGCCCCACCATTGACGTTCTTACCCAACGAAACACCCATCCTGCTTGAGGGTGGGGATCAGGCAGCAAAGTAGGCGGCGTCCAAGCCGGTTCCCTTGCCGTTTCGCTTCTTGTTTCAAGTTCTCTATCTTGTGTCATTATCCCATCCTCTGCTTTTGGGCCGCATACTGCTCTGGAGTAATACCGAGTCTTTTGGTTAACTCGATTTCAGATCTTTTTAGTTTGACCTGACGTTTTCCTTTACTTCCTCGTTGCGCTGGAGCAACTACGGTTGAGCTTTTTTGCTGTTTTGGCTCTTCCTCTTGAGGCTGCACGCCAAATGCTGCAGGAAATGACTGTCTTAGTGCTTGATCAACTGCTTGAAAATACTCTGGTGTGTTTCTGACAACACCACGTTTAATCAACATTTCATCAAGCCCGTAAGTAAAACCAGTCAGAGCTTCATTTCCGGGCGCTCCGAACCAGCTATTATTAGCAAGCCAATCCTGCAAACGAGGATCGAGTTGCTGAGGTTGCTGTGGCTGTTCCACCGACACATCTGGCTCAACCTGTTGTTGAGACTGATTATTCTGCATCTGTGACTTATAGTTATCTATATAAGCCCTATCTGCTTGTATCCGCGCAAGCTGTTCTTGCGCTTCCACCATTTTCTGGGTATCACCTTCCTCGTGAGCCTTCGTATACTCCTGACGTAGTGAGGCTAACTGAGCTTCTGTTCTTGACTCAACGCTTTGCAGTAAAGCCTGTTCGCTTTGTCCCACAAGACCTTGAAGCCTTTGCACCTCTGACTGACTTGTCTGAGCGTACTGAACAGCCTCATCACGTAACCTTTGTGCAGCTTCTTTTTCTCGACGCTGCTGGTGATACTCATATTTAAGTCTGTTTAAACGCTTTTTAACACGATCATCCTGAATGTCAATCTCTTCATCAATGTTGAAGGGTTCGACATCTTCTCTTACCGGCTTACGATCCTCTTCTGGCCTATCGTCAACCTCAACAATCTCTATCTCATCTGCGTCAACTGAAACGTTCACGCTTTCATTGGGTTCAGGAAAACTTATCTCAGACACGGCTTACTCCTCTAGGATCATCAATAACGGCTTCAGGGGTATCATCGTTAATAATACGAAACTCTTTCCCATGAATACTTATGCGCGTACCGCTATAGGCTCGCATAATTATAAAGTCTCCTTCCTTGCACCAAGGGCCAGTAGGAAATCTTTTCTCGTCTTTGTAGCAATCTGGACCCATAGCTAGAACGAAACCAACCACTGATGCAGTTTCTTCAACGCTAATGGTTGATTGTGCTTTGATAATCCCACCTTCAGTCTTTTCCTCTATTTCAGGTAGGCCAATTAAAATACGATACCCTGTTGGTACAGGAAGCTGACTTGCCTTTTCGACATCCTCTTCCTCCACAGCTTTCAGATCTGCTTCTGACATTTCTATCTCACTGCAACACTTAAAGGGAAGTGAAGAACCCATTACGCTCTGATAGCGTTAATTCTGCTCGACAAATACTCGTTCTGATACTTCGCGTATTTCCCGAATAGCAATCCTAATTCCTTCGAGCTGACCCCGAAAAAGTTTGTATTCCTCTATCGTTTCGACTGACCCACCAAGTATTTTCTGTTCATGGTGATTTTCTAATTCATGCAAGCGTGACAAAAGTAAATCAACAAACTGAGGGTCTACAAAGTTTGCCACTAACTGCCCTTGGTAATTTGTTCAGCAATCTTTCTACCGATCTCTGCGCCCTTCACAGCATCGCTCTGCCGCTGCCTAAGAAGACGCTCCTCTCTATCAAGTCCTTGTTCTATAGAGGTTTTTGCCAAATCTGCTCCCGCGAGCTTCTCTTGGCTGTCGATTCTGCTTTGGGCAATTGACAAATCTTTCTGAATCTTGAGCCTTTCAAGCTCATCACGCATGGCCGCTTTCTGTGCATCCAATGCAAGTTTTTGTTGTTGCGTTTCAACACGCTGCTGATCAGTTTGCGCCTTCGCCATC